AAAAAATGGCGAGTGGGCCATGGCAAGACCATGTTCAAGTTGTCAAAGCAAATTACGTATGGCGGGTGTCTCCCGAGTCGTATACACTCTTGCGCCCGATGAGTGGGGCGTCATAGATTTAAAGGAATCAAGAAGATGAACATTTTAATATTAGATGATGACGCTGTGCGACATCAAGCATTTGACAATTATTATAGAGCATACGCACCCATAACACACACTTACCGCTACAGCGACTGCATTAAGAATCTAAAGCTAGGCGGTTGGGATATCGTACATCTTGACCACGACTTGGGTGAAGAAATTGGCGATCCTGACATGAGGGTTGATGGTTGGGGCAAAGCAGTGCAGTTCAATGGGCTCGACGTCGTAAGATGGCTGGTCGATCGGGTAGACGAACCGCTTGCACTGAAAATCATAGTTCATTCCATGAATCCGGCCGGTGGACAAAAGATGTATGATGAGCTATGCCACGCAGGCTTTGATGCAGATTACATTCCGTTTGTCGAGGTTTATTCAAAATTTCTCAAATGAAAAAAGACAATATCATCTCTCTAGTTGATCGACTTGAACGCTGGCGTCACGTCTACACTTCACCAAATGGTGAATTTAATGTCACAGTTTCATCTCGCGGATACTTAAAGGTTTCATTCAGGGAGGATCAGAAAGATACTATCTGTCTTGATTTCTTTGAATCTGTGAGATTTATGTCTGAAGTCTCAAAAGGATTTGAGATGATTGTGATGGATGCAAATTGACGCGTAGAGAAATTATAAAACTATAGGGGTTCACGCCTCAAAAAACAGTAATTAATTAAAGAAAAAAACATGTCTAACAAGAAGAAAAACAACTTTTACAGCCACAAACTTCAACTCAACACTGACAGCTTAGCTTACGCGCCCGATGAGGAGCTTCGAAGTCTTCACGACTCTCTTCAGCGCGAGAGAGACATGACGCTCCGAGAAGATCATGATTCTCGTAGTGTTGAAGACTCTATCAGCTACGTACAGCGCGAACTTAGCATCAGAGAAAAGCGTCGGTGCGCTCATGCAAGCTATTTGAAACTTAGCGGCTACGTCGAGCTCGCTGAGGAGACACAACAACACGCGGTGCCTGCTCCTGCAGATCAAAATAACTAAATTATTGAAAGTAGCTTATGGATAGTATCATTCAAGATTATCTTAAAGACTTAAAATCTTTTTCACTACTCAAACATCCTGAAGTCGTAACTCTTTTTAAAGATTATGTCGAAGGTGATTCTGCGTCTGCAAAAAAAGCAAAGAAAAAGCTAATTGAAAGTAATCTTCGACTAGTCATATCAATTGCCAAGAAGCACAAGGGGCACAACATTCCTCTTGAAGATCTTATTCAAGAAGGTAATTTAGGCTTACTCAAAGCGATTGATCGCTTTGATTATAAACGCGGTTTTAAGTTCTCTACTTACGCAACTTGGTGGATTAAGCAGGCCATTTCTCAGCATATACTTAAAAGAAAAAGAATGATTCGCCTGCCGGCACATGCTGCATCAGTACAGAAGAAGATCGTACAAGCTGCAGATGAATATCGCTCAATGATGGGCTGTGAACCTTCAAATGATGAATTGTTGGACTTGATCGATGCGTCTGAGACTGTTGTGAAGGCGACCATCGCTTCAGGAAGAAACACTGTATCTCTTAATCAAACTTTGTCTTCTGATCCTGATTCAGGCACCATAGACGAAAAGATTAAAGATGAAGATGAAAATGTCAATCCTTTTCACGTCACTTCTTCTAAGGAACTCTTATGTATTGTGCAAAAAGTTCTTCAGACGCTGTCAGAAAAAGAGTCTGCAATTTTGCGATTGAGATTTGGTCTTTTTGACGAGAACATGGACACTACAGACTATGTAATTAACGAATCAGACATAGATAACCTTTTAAATTCTAAAATGTAAATAGATGCGCTACATAGACTTTTTTTTAATTGTGTCAAATTTTCTTACGCTGACATTGTTAATCATTCTTAAACATAAAATTAATAAACAATTAAAAGAAATTGATAGTGTACGTGAATGCTTGACAAAGCGTAAAGATGTTGAACATGACTACATGCAATCGTTGATGACAAGACTGGGTGACGTTCAACGTACAAGATTTTCAAATTATTTTAAAAATCACGGAGATTAAACTTGAATCAATTATATTGTAAAAAAGAAAAATCACAATATGCCACTGTCACAGAAGATGGAACTAATTATAGAGAAATCGCTGACATGATGACCACGATCGGCTACAAAATGAATCATTCTTCAGCAAGAAATTACGTATTGCGTGTCATGAAAAAATTTGCGCATGCAATCACCAAGAATTGGAATATTGATCTATCAGAAGACAGACTCGATCAAATCATCAAAGATCCTCAATTTCAAGAGGGCATTAGTGATATTCTTCAAGAAATTGAAGCAAATAGAAAGCTAAATCAAGCGGAGATTAACGCAAAATGAGACTGCATCAAAGAAGTATTTCAAAAGTCACGTTGCTTAATGTTCTTAAGCGAAGAAAATCGGATCTAAAGAGATTCTTAGCAGAAACTGGAATTGTTACATATGAACTACTCAAGTCACGATGTAATTCAATGGGAGTAATCCCGCCAGAAGAGAGAGAATTTCTTGACACAATTGAAGCAGATTACACTGGTACCGCTTCAGTGTCTTCACCTGCTGAAGGCTTGATCGTTCTGGATCCTCCAAAGATCATTAATGAATTAACTGGTAAAGAAGTAGAAATGCCGCAGATCGATCCTTTGGCAGAGCTGCCTGAGCCTGTCTTAGATGAGCCGAGCGCAGATACCACAAACGAAGAGAATTCATCTAAGAAAAAGAAAAAGAAGTAAGTTGCAATCGCTCGACGTCACATGTTAAATTTGACATATGACGACAGTTATCGATATTCTCGAAGCTCTTGAATCTGACAATTCACGTCTCTTCAAAGAGGAAATCTTAGAGGTCCATGGCAAGAATAAACTTCTCCGTGAGGTCTTCAAGATTGTTGGTGATCCATACACAAATTTTTACATCAGTAAGTTCAAGATGCCCAAGGCCGAAGGAAATGGCGCCGACGATCTTGTTCTAGAACATTTCCTAGAGGATATCCACGAAAAACTCTCCACCCGCAAAGTGACCGGCAACGCAGCGAAGGACCTTGTAGCTCGACTATTCGCTGACATGACAGGACCGCAGCAGAAGTGGTGCCAGCGCATTCTACTCAAGAATCTACGATGTGGTGTTTCGACTACTACAGTAAACAAGCTGTGGCCGGGAACAATCGTCGGTTTCTCTGTGCAGCTTGCAGAATCTTTGAAGACTCGGCACGAACTAGGCAAGGGAATCATCATCGAAGATGAAATCACTTATCCGGCTAGAATCGAACCCAAGCTCGACGGACTCCGCTGTATTGTGGTAAAGAAATCCGGTGAAGTTACAATGTTCACTCGAAGCGGCTCTGTCCTCGAGACGCTGCCTCGAATCAAGTCTTACATCGAATCAGCACCTTGGGACAATTTTGTCCTTGATGCCGAAGTGATGGGTGCAGACTGGAATGAGACGGCCTCTGTTGCGATGTCTTATAAACGTGGCAAAGATGACTCGTGCATGTTTCTCCACGTCTTTGACGCTATGACGTTTGACGATTGGCGCGACCAAGATTCTACGTTAGATCTGCAAGATCGTATTGAACTTGCTGATGAACTTGTTTCACAAGTCAACAATGCCTGCGTGGTCACTGTCCCCGGCAAGACTGTCAACAATCTAAAAGAACTTCTTGAGTTCTATAATGATTCTATGGAAGATGGTTACGAAGGTATCATGTTGAAAGAACTGAACGCGAAGTATGCGTTCAAGCGGTCTAAGGCAGTTCTCAAGATGAAACCGGTCACCACCTACGAGGGTGTGATCGTGGGTCACTACCTTGGAAATGTGGGTTCTAAGCGAGAAGGTCTTTGGGGCGGTTTCAATGTAGTGATGCCCAATGGCGTGGTGACACGTGTGGGCGGCGGTTACACCGACGTTCTGAAGGCAGAGATTGGAATTGAGCCAGACATGTACATCGGTAAAATTGTGGAAGTGGAAGGACAGCCCGACCCGCTTACTGACGATGGACTCACTCGTGACGGCAAGGTCCGTTTCCCGGTATTCGTCAGGTTCCGTAGTGATAATGACGTTGATAGTAAGGTCGTTCAGGCAGGACGTAATTATCTCGACAGAAAAGATGTCTAAGTTATTGCAATCATTAGAAAAAACAATTTTGCAATATTGCGCGAGGACGTGTTAGTATATGAATATGTTCAAGGCTTGCCAAACCGATTTCAACCTGGACCGTCACCTGGTGTCTTTCCTGCAGGACTCCCCCTTCTTCGCGGAGCTCTCTCGACACATCACCAAGATTCCGACGGAAGACATGCCCACGGCGGCTGTGGCCTTCGATCAGAAGCGCGACGACCTCGTGCTCTATTGGAACCCACAGTTCTTCTCGAGCCTCTCACCGCGAGAGATTCGGGGTGTTCTCATCCACGAGTTCTACCATCTCGTGTTCGGGCACCTGTACGGTCGCAAGCGCACTCCTCCGCAGCTGTGGAATATTGCTACTGATCTAGCCATCAATTCCATCATCCTCGACCCAAATCGCGCCGGCTCGAACCACTTGGAAGGTGAACGGCTTCTACCCGACTTCGCTCTTGTTCCTGGCAAGGTTCTCAAGCATCCCGAGGGTCGCGAATGGTCCGAGGACGAGAAGGCTTCCATGAAGCTCTCTCAGATCATTGCTGAGCTTCCGCCCATGCAAGCTTCAGAGTGGTACTTTGAGAAGATCTACGACAAGACCAAGGACGACCCGGACTTCGAGGATGCGATGGATTCGATCGGTTCCATGGACGACCATGGAGGCTGGGACCAGCTTCCCGACGAGGTCAAGGAGTACGTGGAAGGAAAGGTCAAGTCGGTCGTCGAGAAGGCCGTGAAGACCGCTGATTCTCAAGCTAACGGCTGGGGTAACATTCCCAGTGAGCTGGTCGAATCTATCCGAAAGTCGGTGTCAAATGTCATCAATTGGCGCAAGGTGCTTCGACAATTTGTGGGTCAGCTAGTTCGAGGAGGTCGGACCAGCACGATGAAGCGCATCAACAAACGCTACCCTTACATTCATCCAGGCACGAAGCGTGGCTACGAAGCAAAGCTTCTCGTCGCCATCGACCAGTCGGGTTCTGTTCACAACGAGATGCTTGCCGAGTTCTTTGCCGAACTTGGAAGTTTGACCAAGAAAGTCACCATCGACGTCCTACCCTTCGACTGCGACGCTGACGTTCGAGATGTCTACGAGTGGCGACGCGGTTCGAACGTCGCAGCTAAGCGGCTCCGAGCCGGAGGCACTGACTTCAATGCTCCCACTGCAGTGGTCAACGATCCCAAGAACCGCGGCCGCTGGGACGGCATGCTCATCCTCACCGACGGAGAGTGCAATGCTCCCGGTCCGTCTCGAGTCAAGCGCGGTTGGGTCCTCGGTCGAGGTTGCAAGCTCCACTTCAACACCTCCGAGCTGACCATCTCGATGCAGGACGGCGGAGAAGCTAAGGGTGCATGGCGCTGATCTAAGCCGCCCAGATTAATCCCTTAAATAGGGGCGAGGTTTTTTACCTCGCCTTTTCTGCATTTATTCCTGCTGTTCAGGAGTTGAAGCAGGCGCTTCTTGAGCAGCCTCTTGAGCGTGAGCCCGAGAATTCACCATGTCAGTCATGTCTTTCTTGATGAATTCTGCAGCTCCTAACTTTACGTAATAGTTCTTTATCGATTCTTCTTCTACTGACCGCAAAGAACTCATGACGTTGTTGAGAACTTGGTGTCCCACATCGCATGACTCTTTTGTGATCTTGTCAGAAGATAGCAAATTCTGCAGTTCAGCGCTTTGAGTGCTGACGAATCTCTGAATGTACAGCAGCGTATCTTTAGCGCAAACAGCATAGGCTTCGAGCTTCTTTAACTCTTCGACGTGCTGATTAAGTTCATCGCTTCTCTTTGCAAGTAATTGGCTGTAGAAATCATTAAGGGTAGACATATGGGTTAAAATAATGTCAAAAAAAGAAAAGTAAAAAGCCTCGAAACAACTTCGAGGCCCTAATTTAATTTTACCTATCTTTTAGATTTATTTATTTTTTCTTCTTTTTCTTCTTGCCAACATTTAATGTTTTTGGATAACCTTTTTGACCCGGCTTCAGCGGCGGCTTATTTGCGCGTCGGCGGGCGTGAATGTTACGCCAGAGACTTTCGTCTAGATCTTCTTCTTTTGCTTCGTAATCAACAAAACCTTCTTCAAAGCCATCTTCAAGATCATCTTCGTCACAATACATATGCATCTTTGGTTCCATATATGATAAAACCTGATTTAAATTTTCATATGCTGTTGTGACGTGAGCTTGAACCCAAGCAGGAAGTTGATCATCATTATCTAACATGTCGCAGAGCATGATAGAAATTTCTTTTACTCTATGCAGCTGAGATTTTGCCATTAAACCTTCAGCATCGTTTGCATGACCATCTTCATGTCCATGCAAAAAAAATTCTGAATCATCTTCGTCGTCTAGGTATTCGTCGTAGTGTTCAAAGTTGTGGTCATCACTAAGGTTCGAAGCTGCAGCTTCGCTTATTAATTTTCTTAATTGCTTTGCTGTGAGTCTCATGTAATTCCTTGAAGAAAAAATATAATCTTGACATAAATATACAGCCTACTAAGTGTTTAGGCTTGTTTTAACGCTAACTGTGAAGAATAAAATTCAATGTAAAAAATTTAACAAAGGAGACATGTTAGTCGTAAAAACTTTTGATGGACGCAACGCGCACGTCTGGTCGATGTCTTACGTGCCCAATCCAGACGTGGATATAGTAGACAGTCTTGAGGATGGAGACGTGTGTTTGTGTATATCTCATAGCCCGTATTTTAAGGGTTATGCGATTGTGTTGACACACAATGGATTTTTAGGTTACGTGCATGAAGACTGCCTTAAAGACATTAATGAGTTATGTGTCGTGTGATTATTTTAACGTCTGGGTATTTGATCTTGAGGCGACTCACGGCGTCTATATTCTTTTGGCTGTCGTCAAAAAATTCTACAATATTAATCCCCTCATTTATCCTAGTCTCGATGTAATCAGCTTTGGCTTGAGGATCTGAGCTACCTAGTGCAACTATTTGTGACACAGGAAGTTTGGCATCATTAAGAAACTCTTGTATCGGTGCAGCGTCCCCTCGCGCCGTTAAAATAACAGCTTCACCACCTGCGGTCAAAACATTGCGAAGAATTTTTACAGTCCACTTGATCTCTTTGGGATTTATGAGCTTAGAAAAGTCGCTGTAGTCAAACTTATCACCCATTCTAGGCTCGTACACGGCGTATTCACCGGGTGTTAGATCGAACTGTCTACCTAAAGCGTCTGACACATGGATCAATGATGAAGTCTTCACTAACGTATCATCAAAGTCAAAAACACGAAGTTTTCTAAGGGTTTTCTTGACTTCTTTTTCTATTGATTCTCTAATGAATTTTCGAAGAAGCGTAGTAGACATGTTTCTTTAAATAACTAATTAAATTGTAGATTTTATCATTTTAATTTTACAAATTATTCTGGTTGAATTCCATAAACACTATGACAAGGTTGGACGTCATTCAGGAGAGATCTTGCGGAGAGTGCACTAAATGCTGTGAAGGCTGGTTGTCTGCCAACATTCGCGGACACGAGATGCATCCAGGCAAGCCCTGTTTCTTCTTGGCTGACGGCAAGTGCACTGACTATGAAGCGCGGCCCAATACGTGCAAAGTCTACAACTGCGCGTGGAAGACTGAACCTGAAGTGTTTCCGGCGTGGATGAGACCCGACAGAATTGGCGTGATCATCAGCAAGATTGTGTTACCGTCTCGTGCTGATCTTTCTCACTACGAAGTCGCTGAAAGCGGTGGTAAGCTCGATGTGAAGACCCTCAACTGGCTTGTTCAGTGGAGTTTAGACAAGAATATCAACCTCTTCTACGAGATCGAGGGTAAGCATCACGCAATTGGTAGCCCTGCATTCAAGCAGTCGATGTCTGGGAAGTGACCCACCAATCAGGTGCCTTGCTGAATCGCCACCGAGCGAAACGAACTTTCTCACCGATGTAATAGGCGCGGTACGACGACACAGGGTCTCCTCTATGATACTGTTTGTCTTTAATAGCTATCGCAAAAGGAGTCATGGGAATAACAGGCAGATTTTTCGGAATATTCTCAGCACACCACACAGCAGCATCATGAGCCTTGTGGCGCCTTCCGTAACGTCTTGTATACTCTTCGAAGAGAGACAGCGCGTGCTTTGACAGCCACTTATAGTTTTCCACAGAACTTCTCGTCCACACAGTGCACGGGTGATTGTAGTGAGTTCTCTTCCACGGAGCATCACCGGGTGGGTGAGCAGCACACAGCATTTGTGTGGCTTCTAGACACATTTTTACAACGTGTTTATCGCAGTGGTCCCGCGCCGCCAGATCGGGATCAAGATTGAGAACAAAGATATTCACTTGTTCTATTGTAGGCGAGAGAGAGGTACAATGTACTAACGAGTTAAGTTTTAGAATCATGCGCATAGCAAAGGGCGACCTCGTGGTCGTGAGCAAGAACGTCGAGCGAGGAAACAACACGATGTCTCAATTTAACATCGACAATCAAAAGCTCGACATCTTAAAGCTGGAAAAAGGCAGTATAGGCATCGTGTTAGAAGCACACGAGAGATCCGGCTGGATGTCAAAATATAAAGTGCTATTCGAGTCTGGGTGCTCTTTTTGGCTGTGGAACGAAGAGATTGAACTTGTCAAATGATGTCTTGATTGATATTTGAGTTTAATAAACTGTAAAGAGTGCTTTTCACTGAATCATATAGCGCTTGCTCAAATTCTACATCCACCAAGTCTATCTTATTATTTTCTTTCACAATAAAGTTACCTGACGTATCTATGAAACCTAAAGAATAGTGAATTGTAACTTGACGACTCTCAGGTGTGACTGTAAATTGAGTTATTTTGGCTGTGTCTATAACGACGGTTTGTGGTGTGTTGAGTGTTAATGGCATATATGTTTAGTCGAGTGTTCTTTTGCTCGTCATGCTCCGTGATATGTGCAACAAATTAGAACTGATTTATAACCTCGTACTGGGTCAATTGGAACTGCCGAAAAATCAACTGCTTCGGTTGCTTTTGCTACGGTATAGCTATGCAACAAGTCATCATCTTGCTTCATTCCATGCCCAGGCATGTCTGATGAGCAGATAAAGTCACCAATGTTAATGTTGCCACCTTGGTCCGTGACCAAAATGTGACCGTCACCCAAGCAGAATATACTGTGGTAGTCTCTTAGAGATTCATCGGGAGCACTTGAAAAATCACCTGAATATGCTCCGAACACGGCAGGATCTTTAGCGGTTGACGTTTTTTCGACGATGTACTCTACTTTCTTACTGCCAGCTGCTGACGTAGAGGCACTCACAATTTTTAAAATAGTTCCATATAATTTTTCCGTGCCAGAGTCGATTATCTTTGCATAATGGTCGCCTGTAAAAGCGCCGTAAGTAACTGTCGCACCAGAAAATGTTATATAACCTATATTATCACCATTTCCATCATGAATACCTACAGCATAGTTTGTACCAGTTGATGCATCAGTGCCAGATTGAATATATAATCCATATCTATCTGCATTATTTCCATCATTAAATATACGAGCAGCCCAATTTGCAGAATGATTTGAAATTACATCTAATTTAACAGCTGGAGAGCTTGTTCCAATTCCAACTTTACCGCTTGAAGACGCATTGGATGTACCAAGAACAACTGTATTGTCAGAATTGCCTATACTTACTGTTCCGGCGCCGTTTATTCCAATATTAATATTATCACCATGAATTGCGCTAACACACGTACCAGCAGTTCCATA